GGCGGTCCTTGACGAATATCTTGCTTGGGTCCAGCATCTTCTTCGTGCAATTCTGACCATGTACGCATGAAGGCCGTGGCATAGCCAGCAATATCTTCCCAGTGCTGGAAATCATGCGGATTATTGCCAGAGAGAACCCTGGCAATTTTATGAGCAATCATGTCGAGGGATTCCTTTGCTGCTGGATGCAGGGAATTTGTTTCCCAATTCACACCTTCGCGCATGGAGCTTTTGATTTGTTGAGACACGATGCCAACGGATTCAAGGCCTCCGTGTTGATGATCTCGATTTGGAACGGCAGGGTTTGTCATGATCAAAGGGAAAAGCGAGTGTCTTTTGAAGCAGTGAAAACTTCAGGAGCAATGGGAAAGGCAAGATGATAAAGAGAATGTGCATAAGCAGAAATCTCTCCTTGGGCCGATTCTCCAATGCGAAGGCTTATGAAATGAAGCAGCGTTTGCAAGGAACACGTCCAAATGAATTGGGTGTACAGGCATGGAGGCATCACGCCACGAGCCTGCTCCTTGCTCACTCCCATTGCTAGAAGCGCGTCATAGGCCTGCCTGCCCTCCTCTATGCCCTTTGAATAGAGAGACAGGGCCAGTGCTTGGTCTTTGGACAACAGGGGCTCTCCAGAGGCCTGTCGGTTGTTTTGCGCTTGGCTGCGGAAATTCTTTGGAATGTAGAATTCTGCTTTTTCGTCCACTGGGCAGTAACGAAAACTCTTCTCGTTCCAGCCAAGTTGATCATCAACGTAAGTGGAAGCAACCGTGTGCTTATACCATTGCCTTGCAATGAACAATGGTGCCTTCACCTTCCACTTAAAAACAACACCACGCAATGGGCTGGTATGGTGATTCTGGATGAGATAGTAAAGCAATTTAGCTTCTTTTTCGCCCCAAACTTCCGCTTGTTTGTCGAAAGATTGTCGTGCATCATTGATGACAGACAAGCTATTTCCCATTGAATCAATGAGGCGCAAATAGCTTTTCCCATCGTCAAGGGGATCTGCTGGCGGGTGCTCCAAAACGGAGTAGGTCATTGGCAAGGCTGCTCGAACTGCCACTTTACCATCGTCGCAAGCAACTGGCTAGCCTCTTGGGGCCAATTGCTTTGAGGCTGGGGCTTTGGCTTGCAGTCCCACACCAGGCCTTTGCGGGGGCACCAGTGCCATTTGGCATGTCCTGTCATGACAGCATCGAAGAGACCATCAGTATACCATGCGGCATTTTCGACCAATCCTTTCGGGCTTTCCGGAAAGGCCAATTATTTCACTGTCCTCGGCCCTGGCTAATGTTGTCTTACTTGCTTCAGGCATCATGAAATTCGGCATTCCCATGGAAATGGTTTACAATGGCACAAGGCATGTGACCATTATGGGACCATTTGAAAATTCGCCTCAGCGGGAATTCGCTCTTACGGTAAACAAGCGAGCCATTGCTGATTGCAGCGACATTAAGCAATTGAAAGAAGTGGCTGGCAATCTCCTTGTTGGCTGGTCTTCCATGCAAACGGCAGCGCAAAGCATGATGCTGGAAAACCTTAAGCTTCGCCAAGCACTAGACAAGCGTGACGTAGACCTTGAAGCGGCTAATGCTCTCCTGGCTGAAGCATCAACATTGATTGATCAATATACGCAGCAATTAAGTCAAACCAAAAAGGGTCTTTGGTCATGGTGGAGGTAAGCAGGAAAATGGTCCAGCCACTGGTGTAGGCAAGATTATACTTTCTGCAATCTCGTTCATAACCAGAGCCCGTAACATGCCTCCCTCGCATGTACACTCCCCCTTGTATTTCAATGCCAATGCGAGAAGCTGGGTGGGCAAAGTCTAGGCGATAACGTTTGCTTCGTTTTGACTTGGCATAGCGCTGTTGATAGTCAAATTCCCATGCTTCAATGCCGCTGTACTCTCGTTCAAGCAGCAAAAAAGGGCTGCGTTTTTGCCACAGCCCCAGGAAATCATCTTCAAGAGCACTCACTAGCCAACGGCAGGTAGGCTTATCGTAGCAGAGTTTTGGTAGGAGCCAGTGTAGGCTTGCCCAACTTCTTCAATGGAATGAAGCATCACTTGCACAATGCCTTCATTGGCATAGATGAGGGCCGGAAAAGGAGTGGGATTGGAAATGGAAATCGTCAAGCGACCAACCCAGCCAGGTTCAATGGGCGTCACATTGATGATGATGCCACAACGAGCGTAGGTGCTTTTCCCATCGCACAGTCCAATCACAGTAGAGGGCATGGAGATCAGCTCTAAGCTGCGCCCTAGGCCATAGCTAAAAGGAGGCAGACGGAAGAAGCTACTGCCATCTTTGTGAATGAGAGGGGCGTCGTAAGGGATGGTGTTATCAAAAAGCTTGGCATCAAGCTCAACTTTGGTGCGCCCCTTGTTTGCTGCTTTATCAACAATCAAAAACTCTTCCTCGGATAGGCGCAAGTCATATCCTGCTTGTGACAGACCATAAGAGATTGCTTTGGTGCCATTGTCAAGCATGCGGCGCTTTTCGCCAACAAAAGGCATGAACAAATCGTTTTCAGCGAGCTTGCTGATTTGATGATCGACGAGGTGCATGGTATTAGAAGGGAAAGGAAAGGCCCCTTGCGGGGCCAGTGCGCTTAGAACAGGTCGTCAGAAGCAGTGGTCGCCAGATTGGTCCAAACGCTGGCAAAGCCTTTGGGGCCATCGCCTTTGTCGCCTTTCAGCTTCACGCTGCCCGTAAAGCCAGGAGCGCGATCAGAAGTGGATTTGGTGTTTTCCCAAACTGCCATGTCGAGGCTGTATTTCCCCCGTTCGTTGGGACCGGCTTGCTTGAGGGCATTGAGCACCTCAGGCGTGAGATCAATTGCTGCGGTGATAGGAGGGCGATTTGCCACGGTGTTTTCCTTGGAGGACGTTGGATGGTGCCCCTGTTCAGGGCTTGCCCAATGTAGCCGTTTCACTGGCCCTTGTCAATGGAAATGACGAACGGTTTGCCACCAGGGTAATAATTCGTAAAGTACCTGCTGGTCTTTTCGTTCATGATGGCGGCTTGACAGGCAAGCTCTGCGCTTGACAGCGAGAGTATTTGAGCCTCTTCTCCCTCGCCAGTGTCAGGATCGTGAATAGCAATAGCGCAATGGGCTCCATCAATTTCAATGCCATACATTTGTTCAATTGCTTGGACATAAGCTCCAAGTTGCATTCTGTAGTCAGCCAGTTGATAATCAGGCTTTGCTTTATATGCTGTCTTCCAATCGAGAAGTACAATCCTTCCGTCTTTCATTACTGCCAGCATGTCAAACGTGCCAGCATAGCCAATGTTCTTGATGGGACAATAGTAAACAATTGCACTCTCTACAAGAAGAGGAGCCTCAATCGTTTGCAGGAAAGATTCAATGGAATAGAAATAAGGGCAGAATGCTTCGTTTGATTCTAAATGGTGTTCAATGTCTTCTCCATTCCATAGATCCTCCAAAACGCCATGCAACCAATTGCCACGCTCCACTGCGTTACGAGTGCGACGATTGGCTTCGTGATCACCAACGCGCTTGCGCCAATTGATCAGTGCCATGATCTTACCCACTGGTGAGCAAGAACTGGCTATGGTCGTAACGGAAGGAAGCACGAGTCCGGCTGGCACCATAGAGAGGCCATCGGGGCTAATGTAATGCCTCCGCTTGTCAATTTGTATGCGGTCGGGCTCGTACCTAGGAAGCTTTAGCATGATGCTTTTGCTGCCTCATAATTAGGCAAAGATGGAATGCGTTGATTAGTATCACAATCCCAAGTGATATTACAAGAAGGACAGCAATAAGCAAATGTCCTGTCCTGCTCCATGGAATACAAGGCCATCACTTTTGAGAAGAACCCAGGGCCATCATAAAAGCCATTGTCAATTGACTCCTGGGGAATTGGTTCTCCTTGCCAGCTCACTTTACACACTGGACAAGCTTCCATTCTTGTGTAGTCAATTGGTGCTTGCTTTTTCTTGGCCATCGGGAAGGAAGAATTCAAAAGGATCGGACACTGGTTCGTTGTATTCATCGACAGCGAGTTGGCCCCCAAATGCTTTCGCAAAGGAGGCCGCTGCCAAGTCTACTTTTTTGATGCCACGAAGATTTTCACAGCATCCACTGCTTGATCTACGGTGCCAAGTTCACAAATAGAGCGCACCTTCTCGATGAATGCCGCCATGTCAGGCTTAGGCATCGAAAGCTGCACTTCAGTGGTCCATGCAGCAAGCATTGTCGTAACAACATTTGCAAACATGGCACCATCTTTCAAATCGTCACCTTTGGAAAGGCCGAGATTCTCAAGGGCAGTCTTGGCTGCTTTCATGCTGGTGCGTTCGTCGGCATAGCTAAAGGGGTTGGCCTTGGAGAATGCAAGCAGGGCTTCGCGGCCATTGAAGGCAACAGGCCCTTCTTCTCCAGCAGGAGGAGCGCTTGCTGCAGCAGGCGCCGGTTCCGTCTTGCGTGCTTTTGCTTGCTTCGGAGCTTCCTGTTGGACTGCAATCCGAGGCGCTGCTTCTTTGTCATCGCTCTTAGGGATGTCCTCGCCAGAGTACAGCTTGAGGCCAAGGCCAGTGAAAGTAGCAATGCACTTGACACTAGCCCGTTGAATGTTGTCACTTACTGCCCGCGCATCAAGCTCTTTGAGAGCATTGTGCTTGTTGTCCATAAGAGGAAATACAAGCGCAGGAGTACGGCTGCAACCATCCGTAAGATAGGGGCGCAGAAGCCAGCAACCATTTTGACCAAAAACCGGCCAGCCCAGTGTGCTTTCTTCAAACGCAACGTATAGGCCGGGGAATTCCTGCTTGAGGTAGCGGAAAGCAAAAGGCCAAGACAGATAGGAAAGGCCCTTGTAATTCTTCTCGACGTGCTCTCCAATGGGGAGATCGTAAGCCTTGAGGAATTGCTCAGCAGTGATAGTGAGGGGAGAAAATAGGCCATTCATGCGATCGGCAAGAGCAAGGGAAGCAGGCGTGTCCATTAGAGGAGAAGGCAGGGCAATCATGGTATCATGGAAAGAGCTTTGGGTCATGGCTCAGTGGAGCTGTCAAGGTTGAAGTGGTTGTCGTAGAAGATGACCAGCTTCTTAGGCTTTGGGCCTTCGTCAGTCACAAGACTGTTGCCGGGAAGAGCCCAGTCATCAACCAATCGAATGTCACTAATGCCTTCAGAAGTGGCTTGAGAAAAGCCATCTTCCATGGCGCTTTGTTCATAGTGCAACAACACTTCTGCATCTTCCGCATCAGTTTTCCCCATTGCAATGAGGATTGCTTGGTGAAGCTCAATTAGTTTCATCGGAGGAAGAGGAATTGTTAGTGTGGTCAATGCAGCAAAGCCATGCTTCGTCTGAAAGCAAAAAGCCTGCTTCCCATACTTCAGTGGAGCGAATGAGG